TAACCCAGAAGTATCAGAAGCAGATACTGTTAAGGTTACTGTTCCTGCTGAACCTCCTAAAGACATTCTGCTATTTGAAGTCGTTAATGTTAAAAATGTGGTACTTGCATCATGGTTGGTACGCAAGTCCATTTCTCCAGAAGCATATCCAGTTAAATTAATAACTGTGTCTGACGAATCCTTTAGAGTCAGGATTTTGCTAAATGTAGCACCCTGCTCTATTACAAAATGATGATAACCTGCTGTCATACTTTCTCCTATGCAAAACATTCTCCTTCATACCAACCAACCAGAGCCTTTCTGATTCCTTTAGTTACAGGTGTAACTTGGTGGTAAAAAAAAGAGGGAAACACTATTACTGTTCCTCGTCTGCGGATATCTGAAGGTTGGGCTAAGTCTTTGTGAAACTCAAAATCCCCACCCTCGTAGTCATCATCTGACAACTGAATGGTAACCGATAACTTTCTTTGGCTCTCTGTATCTCTAAGCCATTGAGTGTCTTGATGCCATCCATAAAACCCTTCGTTTCTTTCGTTATATTCAGTGTACTGGAATTCATAGAAATTGTTTAGTCTAAAACCAAAATTTTCTCTATTAGCCATAGTAATAAATGGCTCTATTAATCTATTTAATGCGACTGACTCGTCTGAATTATAAGGAAAGCCTGCAATTTCTGACTTTCTTATATTGTTGTTTGTTTCTTTTGTACCCACCTGTCCCTTTGTTAAAGGAACTCTAGGCATAGATTCTATCTGGTCGCAGACCTCTGGACTTATGGCTTCTTGCCAAATATGCCAAAAAGACCGCATGGCATTTAGCTTTTTTTCTTAGTAGCTTTCTTTTTAGCAGGTGCTTTTTTCTTTTTAGGGGCTTTTCCACTTTCCCATGCTTCATTCACATCTGGGGTATCGGGGTCATCTCCTTTAAGAGTACCATCTTCGTTTCTTGCCCTTTTAGGTTCTTTTGCGACTTCATCTGGTCCATCAACCTTTACTTCTGTAGCCCACCCATTAGTAACAAATGTTTCCATTACATCTGTTTGCCATTCTTCTTTAGGTTCTACTATTTCATCTACTGGATAAAGTCTTGCTGTTGCACCAAATTGGTCTGCTGCTCCTGCTTTTGGAACTATTATTCTATATTTCTTTCCTTTGGCCATGCCTTTATTTCCTCTTATTAATAAAATGGGAGAGAGAGATAATCTTCTGACGAGTCGGAAGATACTCAAGACTTCTCCCTCTCTTTAATCCCAATAGGGCTGCATATATCATTTCAGCAGTTCCCTTAAACTCAGCTGTTAGCTTTAAGCGTTGTGAGCGGTAAATGCGTTGTCTGTACTATCTCTAGCATGACCTTTAACGACCATAGCCCCTAAAGGCGTGCCGTTAGAGTGTGTACCAGTTTTAGCAAGAACAACACGGACATACCTCTTGCCACCGACATAGCCGACACGGAAAATTCCGCCTGCTGTATCGGGGTTACCACCAGTTGTACCATCAAGTTTTAGGAATATACCGCCTGCAGCGATTGTTCCATCTATGATGTCAGCTTGGGCACAATCAGTATAAGTAGAGTTATCGTCAGAATGCTCTAGCGAAACTTCAAAATAAACTGATCCAGAGAGTGTATCTCCTTCTGCACCTACATCAACCAAAACTGTTGCACTTTCGTAACCTTGAAGGTCAACGCCAGTTCCATTACCTGCTGCAGTTTTAACTGCATTGATAATAGACACTACAGGACTGATATTGTTAGATAAATCTTTCATATATTACTCCTTATGTTGAACACTTAAGCTTTCTAATAGCTTCAGCTTGGATAACCTGACCACCAACTCTGCGTCTTGCTACATATCTAACATTTCCAGAAGTAGCTTGTGTGAAAGGATCACGCAATACTGCTAACTGTACTCTATCAACGACCATGTAACCCCTTGAGAAGTCACCAAATAGCACAGGGTAGGTATTACTACCTTCGTCTGGCATATCAGTTGCTTCTATATAAGGGTAACCGAGTATAGTGCTAGGTGCACCACCAATTAAACTCATACCAGCTTGAAACACATATTGTCCTGCAGTATCTTTAAGTTTTCTTATAGCTGCTAATGAAGTTCTGTTAAAAACAAAAGTTCCATTTTTAGCATAATCACTCTTGATTGCATGGACTAATCCGATCAAACCATCAGCAAGGATAGTGCTAGCATGTCCGCTAACTGTTTCCCCTACTGACCCGTTGGTCAAAAGACCTTCAGGGCGACCCACTGCATTACCACTAACAAATGCTGTGCCTTCTGCTTTAGCGAACTGTTCAGAAAACTCTCCGTTCATTTCTTGTTCAAGATCAAAGACAGTATCTTCTAAATCTTGTTCGGAAATGTCCACAAGGGCATACATTTCGTGAGTTGGTATTTCTTCCATTCCTACTGCATATCCAGTAGTTTCGGAACGAGTACCAGCTTCTGCTACCCATTGTGCAGAGAATTGTCCTGTTCTCTTTGGCATTTGCACAGATCTTTGACCAGTTGCCCTAACTCTGGCAATACTTCTAATAGGCGACATTTCTGTAACCTGTTTTAAAAGTTCTTGCACATATTCAGGGGGGGCCAAATATCCGCCAGTAGTATCATTAGACACAGTTAGAACTTTAAGCTCTACCTCGTCTAATGCATCTTTGCCCTTTCTCAAGTATTTATCAAAGACAGCTTTAGTTTCGTCTATAGACTGTGTTGTTAATCCCAATTCAGGTCTTTTCAACATAGTTTCTATACGATCCACTTGCTCCTTCACTTCATCTTGAGCCTGAGCTTGCTTAGTCAACGCTTGGTTGACATCTTCTAACTTGTCTAAATCTTTCTCTATTTCAGAAAGTTTAGCTTCAGTTAGAGGATCAGCTGAACCCTTTTCTTCAATTTCAGATAAGCGTTTGTCATTTGTGGCTTTAAATTCCTCAAATGCTTTACCCATATCTTCAACTGCTTCCTTTACTATTTCTTCACTCATTGATTTCTCCTTTTGTGAGTTTAGTTAAGAATGTTGTTGTATGCCTTATGGCTTCTAAGAGTTCAATGTCACTTTTTTGTTCAGCATCTCGCTGAATATCAAAAGCATCATGCACAGCTTTTGCTGCGACTTTTGCATCAGACCTAGAAAGATTGAAGGCATCTCGCATTCCTTTTTCTAAATCTCTGATGTTCATTTCTTCGCCTTTCACAGCTTGAATCCTTGCTCTTGGATTCATGGGAAAGGTTACTAGGCTTATTTCCATAAGGTCCACTTCCTTAAGTAATCGCCTTTTGTTCTTTTCGTCATACTTCTGTTTAGCAGGGTCGGCTCTATAGCCTATAGACATTCCATCTAAAGCACCCATCTTCATTAATTCGTATGCTTCTTTGCCACCTTGTGTACCTAGTGCTAATTTTCCTTTTACTCGTAGTCCTTTAGTATCTTCCCTAACTTCTTCAAAGATTCCTATGGGTTGGTCTGTTTTGTGTTGCCACAATAATTTAACTCCCCTTGCCCCTCTGTCGTTGATACTTTTTAGGAAAGCTCCCTTTTCTACGACATCATTGCCTAAATCTTTATTACCGAATATAGAACCATAACCTACAAACACTCCATCTTCTTGTCCGTCTGCTTTAAGCTCGGAACCTATTTCAAAGTGTTCGGTTTTTATTTCTATATCTTCTGGATTTTCTTTCGGCTCTGTGTCATTCTCTCTGGAATCATCTAAGTCGTAATCAACTTGGACAGCTAAAGCACCTTGATTTTCAGATACTATTTCACTCATAAGTGGCTATCTCCAATATTGTTTTAATAACTTTAATGTTAAAATGAAAAGTAATCAAGTAATTGGTTCCTTTTCTTCATACACAACCACACACCTACAATTGATAATTTGGTAAATTCCACCTGCTGAATCACCTGCTGTGTCCATTGAAACCTGTCCTAATTTTGGGTCTGATAACACAAATTTTTCATTCATCTTAACTGTTTGTCCATTCGCACTTCTATGTTCTGGCCTTGTTCTGCCATCAGAAACGCTAACCCACCTTTTAACCAAATCTAAATCCAAATTACCTGCTAAGTTTAAATGATAGCGATGATTTGCCCATGAAGCTGCAGTATGGGTTTCTGTTCTTGCTATTGTATGTGCC